GAACTCTTTAATAATTCGCTGATAGTCCACATATTGTAACGTAAAAGGCTTGTATGAATAATACATTGGTGTATATCCTGCTTGTTTAATACGGCGCATACCATATAGGATTGTTTCTGTATTTGCGTTTACGTCAGAACTAGCGCCATGCTCAAAGTCTAAAGCAACGATGGAATTTTTAGGCGTTTGAATACGTGGCAAGAAATAATCCATCGTTGTTTTCGCAATGTCCATGTTTCCCCAAGTGTCATACCAAATATAGGTATGCGCACGTTTACCTTGTGCAATAGCACTTGCCACTTGCGTTTTATATGTGTATTGTTCATAAATACCGCTAGCATTGTAGCCACCAATCTGAGCAATAGCGAATTTATCATGTGCATAACCAAAACGACCCTGTTCGCCTTGATAAATCGCCCAGTCAACGCCTTGGTCACCTTTTGCAGCAAATACATTTAAAGGCATAAAAAATAGAGCGACAAGCGCTCCTACTAAAATTTTCTTTTTCATTTTTACTTCTCCTTGTCTTTTAAATTATATGCTGACACACCTGTTACTACTCCTAAAAAAGTTGCTATGGCATTAATAGTTAAAACAGCCATATCTGTTTGCTGCCATCCATAGGCTTTACCTAGCGTGGCAACCAAAACAGAACTTGCAGGTAGCACTGTTAGCACGCCCCATTTGATAATCTTGTAGTACTTATCTGGTAGAATCATTTTTTTGCTCCTTTCAATTCTATTATGTCATGTTCCGCTTCTTGCATTCGACCTTCTAATTTAAAGGTTCTTTCAATTACCCCATTATGTTTTTCTACTTTCTTTTCTAGCTGTTCAATTCTATAAGCTGTCAAATTGGCACTAGCTACAACTCCAATAAACGCACCAATTGTGCTGCCTACTAATCCTATAACAGCGACAACAATTTCATTTGACAAAATAATTCCTCCAATAATAAAAACCGCTTAGCCTTTGCTAAACGGTTTTCCTGTCATTTTTGTAAATTCATCTTCTGTTATACAAAGTGGTACAAATTCTGCAACTTGTTCATCTGTAAAACAGCCCCAGTCATACATCATTTTAATGTCATCAAATGTAAACATTTTATTCCACTCCTTCTGCTAATTTTTCGTTAATTTCTTTTACCTGATTGGTTAATTGATTAATCGCAAGCATTGATTTTGCACTAATTTGCGCAAAATTATCTGCTTTCTTCGTTACTTCAGAAAGCTCTTTTTTTAAATTCATGTCATTAATCATAAGTTTTGAATTCAATTGTTTTAATTCCGCATTTTCGGCTTGTAATACCTCAATGTCGGTTGGTGGTGCTGGCTCTGGTTCTGGCACATTGTCAGGATCATATATTAAGCTTGTTCCGTCCCAACGATAATTAAAGAAATCTGTTGGTTCTTTTTCTACTTCAAGTTCAATCTTATTCGGTTGTTTCATTGTGGAATATCCATCTAGATAACCTTGAATATCATCAATCCAAATTTTCATGTTCTCTTTCCTCCTAGTATTCATAAATCGCACTTAACGCAAACATTTTACTGCCTGAACCAGCCGTATCACTAGATGATGCATTTATATCATTACCAGTAATTTTAGTATCCTTAACATATAAATATTTTCGCACTAAACTATTAGCGTTGTATCCATGTAAAAGAAAAATAACTCCTCCAGAACCTGGATTCTGCGCATGCTGTTTAGGTACTAAGAAAAAGTGATAACATGCACCGTTTAAGGTGCCGTCTTTTTTATATTCTTGCCATTGGAAAATCCAGCCGTTCTCACACTCCGATAGCGATTTAGAAGGAACATTACCGTTTCCTGCAGCTCCGCCATACCATGCACCTGTCCACAACGGTTCTTTTTTGGTGATTTTTTGATATGCTTTGTCCGCATCTATTTTCTTTAGATACGATTCAAGCCCATCAATTGCGGCAGTATGTGTTTTAAGATAAATTGGTTTTCCTTTTTCTTTTAATTGAACAATATCTGTTGTTGTCATTACACTTCCCCTACCTTTTCAAACGTAATTGCTGGCAATCCATCTAGCTTTGTTTTATCTTCTTTAGACATCAAGCCATTTTTTATTGAGGTTGCAACGTCTGTCGTTGTTGCATTTTGCCCTGCTGGACCTTGCGGACCAACGTCTCCTTTATCTCCTTTTGGACCTTGTGGCCCTGGGTCTCCCTTTTCACCTTTTAATACTTCTGGTTTCCCTTCCACGGCATTCCAATGTGTTTGAGGAAATACCTGTGTTCCTCCTTGTTTTAATTTAACAATGTCTGTCATTGTACTTCGCCTACTTTCTCAAACGTAATATCAGGTATTCTGTCAATGGCTTCTTGGACTTTTTGGTCGACATATTGTTGATTCACTCCGCCACCATCTCCACCACCAGTTGCTGAAATCACACCATCTTCTGAAATAGAGATATTCGCTCCAGCAGTATAACCTTTCAACTCTTCCAATTTCGATTTTAGTTCAGTGGTGAAATTTTGATCTGTTTGTTTTACCGCAGACAACGTTCCGTCTTCTGCAATTTCTAACAGTTGGCCAACCTTTATTCCGCCCAATTCGTCTGTAGTAGCGATTGGAAGAATATAAACGCCTCCCTCGCCATTTGACAATCGTTGAAACATTTCAGCAGTGATAATACCGTCTGTTTCTTCTGTCGCATAAGGAAGTTCTGTCAGTGCATTTTCTAAGCCTAAATCTGCTTTAGTGATAATTACTGCCCCAGTGTATCCATTAACAGATAATACTTTTGATTGACCCGCAATAATTTTTTCTAATCCTCGAACAGCGGATGCATGTGTAATAGGATAAAACTGACGTTCCACGCCATTTTCTTCGGTTTCCATCATTCGTTTTACTTTAACCACTTATTTCACCCACTTTTTCAAACACATAATCGTTCTGTTTTGTATCATCAACTGTTGCGATAACCAATGCTCCATCGGACACAGTATAATCAACAGTACCAACAATTTCTGTTTCATGATTCAGCGAAAAAGTATCATCTTGTAAAATAATCAAGTCGCTTATTTCGCCATATTCTAACGTATATAAGCGTTTTTCTAATTTCTGATACAAATATTCCATATCTGCCAATAAACGTTCAGAAATTGAATTATGGCGCACTCCTTGAATGTCTACACGTGCATCCATTAGCTCGGCTAACATCGTACCGCCAGGATCAATCGTTTTTAAAATATCTTTGATTGATTCGAACCATGAAGTGAAATCTGTTTTTTGCGCATCTCGCCACGCTTCGAACTCTTCTTTTCTGGCATTCATCCAATCAGTAAAATCGCCTTTATTTTCGTTGATAAAAGCGGTCATGTCTGCGATTAAATCTTCGATGGACTGCCAATAAGAACCCATTTCGCCCTCTGTTTTAGAAGCAGCATTCACCACAAAATAAGAGAAATTCTGTGTTGAACCGATTAAATTGTCGCCTTTGTAAATACTAAAATAAGCTTCTTGTCTGTGTAACGACTGCATAGAATATTCATCAAAGGTATACTGAATAATTCCTTTTTTAGCATCTATAATTTTTGCTGCTCGTTGAATCGGGAATTTATTATTAATAATTGACTCTAAAAAAACTTTGCAGAGACTTAAGTCTAACGGCAAAGCATTTTCTACAATATTTACTTCTAAGACTTCTGTGTTCTTATTCCCTTGACGTACATTAATAATACCGACATAGTTGTAAGGTTCGGTTGTACTTAACGTTGCTTGCCATTTAACCATTGAAAAATCCTCCTTTCGTTATTTTGGTGGAATAACAATCGATTGAATAGAATTAGCAAAATATAATCGGTCATATTTTGCGACAATTTGTCCTTGCTCGGCATTCTGTTCTATGGTTTGGATACGTCCGTTATTTAAGCCGTAAATCACGCCCGTGTGACCATATGTTGGGTCTACTGTCCAACCTGTTCCCCATTGGCCACCTCGTCTAATATTGACGATTGCTCCTACTACTAAATCTTGATACGTTGGATTTTGGATTACTCGCCAACCTACCGCATTCCAATCATATGCTTCACCAATATCTGCAGCAGATGATGTATCACCAATTACATGTGAAAAGCCATAAATTGTTCCTGCACCTAAACCGCAGCCGCCCATAAAACCAGAATATTCGGCTGGAACGGCATAACATTGCCCATTACCAAGCCATTTGCCCATTAAGATCTCCAAATGTTCTATCCCAGCTTTTCCTGTTGCAGTAGAAGCTTTCAAATCTTTGAATTTGTCATACCATGCTTGTGCATAGTTTTGTCTTTCTGGATGTGCTGCAGCTGGACGTTCAAAGTTTAACTCAAACGCATAAGCAGCTGTTTTAGGTGAGCTGACAACTTTAAATTCATCAACTGTTAATGGATTTACTTGTCCTAACCATTGCCCATTGAACATACACCAATTAATTAATTGAGCTTGGGCTAATGACGTCCTATAGTCTTGTTTGATACCTGCAGCTGCGATTAAGCGTTGTACATATTCTCGGCCATTCCAAGTTGGTGCGCCTACCAATGGATACGCTGAACCATCCCATTGAACCCATCCGTAAGCTGGACCGCCTATTTGTTCGGTATCTGGGTTCATACTTGGACCAACTTCTCCTTGTACATTTCCGAGGATACCTGCAGCAGCTGCTTTGCTGTATCCGTTAGCTAATAGGTAACTCCATAAGTCCCAAGCAAATTTATCTGCATCGCTTGTAACTTCTGATGGATAACCACCTGTACCAGCTCCAGAACCACCACCACCATTTTGACCAGGGATAACTTCTTTGCCGCCCACAATCAATCGATCAACTGTCAGAATTGCTTTACTTCCATTTGGACCAAAAAAGTTAAAATTATTTCCAACAAAAAACTGTGTAGGACCAGTAATTAAATGTCCTGTGCCTGATTGGTTAGACAAACCAATAATTTTTTGGGGATTATCTGCGACTAATAGTAATGAATTCCCATCAGAAACTACAGGATTTCCATTTTTATCTGCTAACCCTGGAAAAGGATTTCCCTTTGTTCCCATCGTGCCAACGTGACTATTACCATTCCAAAACTCCATCCCTTTTTTAGTTAATTCCATGATTTTTTTCTTATTATTCCAAGCTTGTAAAGTACCGTTTACCATACGTAAAATATCTCCACAGCTATTAAATGATGTTTCAAAAATATTAGATTTTATTTTGCCAGCTCCTATAAAGTCCGCATTCAATACTCCATTAATTCCCCATGCATTTTTAAATGGACCTTTCCAACCAGTTCTTGAGAATCCAATTCCTTTGTGATTAATTGCAATCACATCTTTTGCAGTATCCGTGGATTCCGTATCTAAGTAATAATGGGTGTTAGGTCGATTTTTAGGATACTGACGTATACTTCCGCCTTCAACACCGTTAATCAAATCAGTAATATAATCTACAAAATCACTCATATACTCTTTTTTTGTCAATGTTTTTATAGCTTCTTGAAAGTCTTGACTTTGCTGTTTATAAAAAGCAACTTGGATATCTCCCGCAGTGATTTTTATTGTTTTTTCTGCTAAAGCATCATAGACAATTCCTGTAACTTTCGTTTGAATGTCAATATCATAAAGCTTGTGGTACACAGTGAATGTATCGAATAAATTATAGTTACGCATCTTAGCAAATTCTTTTGCTTCTTCTGAATCTGTAAGTTTCTCAATTTCTAATTCAATAGAAACTTTAGGCTTATCACTTCCTGGATATAATGTAGTGAAGTATTTACTTGCCACTTTATTTAAGCTAGCTATATCTTTTACTCCTTGATCTTCAGTAAACTGAATGTATTGAGCGTAAACATCAGGATACTTACTGATATATTCGCTTTTAACTGCATTTCCATAAATCCGTTGAGAAGTTCCGTCTGCTCCACTTTGAAGCTCTGCAAATGGCAAAACTTTAGTAACAATTGATTGCCAATCAAATTTAATGGTTAATCCTTTTAAATCTTTACCATAACGAACAGTTCCAACGTTATCTCGTCCTCTACGCCTTAGCAAAGATAATTTAAAAGGCTCTCGTTTTATTTCTCCGCCCCAGTATTGAAGTAGAGAACCTTGTTCCCCTGCAATACAATTCAATACATTTCTAGCTTCAAATGTAGTGCTAGAAGCTGTATTTATATCAGAATATAGTTTGATATCACAAGGTTCGTCCATGTTCTGTTCGATTAATTTCATTGCTTCTGCACCATTACGATTATCAACTGTTACTAGCCTCACTTGTCTGTTTCCTAGCTTATAAGTACGAGATTGGGCATAAATAACAATGCTATTAGTAAAAGTATCTTTAAACGTTTGTTTGATCTCAAAAATGTGGTATTCTTCTAAGTCATTTGGCTTTGCTTTAATTTGATAGCCATTTTCGAAATAATCACTAAATCTGCTAATCGCTGGATAGTCCATTTCTAGTTCATATTTTCCGTTTGCTTCTTCAGTGATTTCGCAACGTGTCGCATCAACAAGACGTCCTAATCCATTTGTTGAAAAATCTTTTTCTCCAGGTTTAAAAATAACTGGAATCAAACCTTTCGCCTCCAATTCGGCTGAACCTTAAACTCTGTTACTTTACCAGTCCAGCGAAAATTATTCTCTCCACATTTTAAAATCGGATAATCTTTAAAAAGTGTTTTATGATCCAAGATTTCAAATGCTCCACCTGATTTTCTATAAGCTTCTTGTTTTTCTGAATCTATAATGATGTCACCGTTAATTGCTTTTAATGAATATGATTGATTATTGATAAAAAAAGAAATATCCCCAGACCCCAAAATCTGAATAATGGGTTCTGAAGGATATTTTTCTGTATTGATTAACTGATTAGGATTACTTATCCAATATTGGCCAATACGATTTTTCTTAAAAGGTCGGATACTTACAGTAAACTCAAAAGGAATTAAAATCCCTGTTTTTCTTGTTCCTGTAAACTTTGGCGGACTTGTTACGATAGCTTGATAGATGTAATGTTCATCAAAATAAACGATGAAGTCCGAATAGTTACCCATATCAAGCCAGAATGAGATTTCATCTTCTAAGAAAGAAACTTCTTGTAAATTTCTTGCTTTCGCATAGCATGTAATGGTGCGATCTACATTTTTATAATACGCAAAATCAACAGCGATTGAATCATTACCCATTCGCTCCCTGAGCTCTACTACACGTCCGGCAGAAAGTCGTTCAGGTCTTTCTCTCATAAACACATTGAATTCAGAACTATGTTTTCCATTAAGAAAAAACTGTCCTCTTTTAAATTCCACCAAAAGCACCTCCTTTTGCATCACTATCTCTACTTTTAACAATTTGAATATACTTAACGATTTCTTTAGCCATATCCATATATTGTTTTTCATTTAATTTACCCGTAGCTTGTATATTAATATTGAAAGTATCACCACCAATATTAGTCGTGGCAGTACCTTTATTTTTAGCTAAACTTTCTATTTGAGCTCCTTGTTGATTGATATATCTGCCAGTAGTAGAAAAATTTGGTAACTCTGTTGGTAAATCGGTCATTTTTTTCACTGATTTGTCAAGCGTTCCTTTTTCTTGGTCAATACCAGCTACAACACCTAATACAATATTTTTACCAATCATATCCCGCATCCATCTTGAAGGTGAATGAATGCCTAAAGCACCTTTGATTTTTTCTTTAATATTACCAGCAATTTCTTTAATTTTTTTATTCACAGCACCAATCATTGAACCAATACCGTTAACTAATCCTTGGATAATATTTTTACCAATTTCAAATAAATCGATATGGCGCATATCATTAAAGGTTTGCTTCACATTTTCAACTGTATCACTAACGCTTCTTTTAAGATTATTCCAAGCATTTTTAGCACCTTGTACCAGATCGTTGAAAATATTAAAAGTTCCCTGTTTTAAGTTTTCCCACCCGTTAATGATACCGTCTTTTATACCTGTCACAAGATCAACAACCCACTGTTTAAAATTATTCCAGGTATCTTTTGACCATTGAACAGTTGCGTTAAATGTATCAACAGTGCCTTGTTTTAAGTTATTCCAACCATCAATTACACCGTTTTTAATGTTTTCTACTGTTTCAAAGAACCAAGTTTTCAACCCTTCCCAAGTATCCATGGTTGTTTGTTTCAGGTTTTCCCAAGCTTGCAATGAAGCTTGTTTGATATTCTCCCACGTTTGAATAAAGAAAGAGGTAATATTATTCCAAATTTCGCTAGCTTTAAGTGATAAATCTGTCCATATAGTAATTACAGACGTTTTCAGTCCAATCCAAATGTTAAGTACTGCCATTTTCATATTGAGCAAATAATTACTGATAATTGAAGTGATTGAATTCCATATTTCAGAAGCGGCTTCTGTAATATTATTCCAAACAGCTAACATGTTTTCTTTTGCTTCTTCCCAACCGCCAGTGATCATAGAAGTCACAAAAAGAATAGGTGCTAATATTACATTCTTCAATATAGTAAATAAATTTTCTCCAATATTTACAAGATTTTCCCACAAATTTTTCAAAAAGAAAGACATATGAAGAAAAGCATTTTTAACACCTGTAACTAAAGGTCCAATGTACTTCCACACAAAATTAAATGCGGTAGAAAATACTTCTGAAATAGATTCTCCAATTCCTTTAAACCAATTTTTGATATTATCAAATCCATTTTTAAAGCTTTCTCCAATATTTTTAGCACTATCGGCAGCACTTTGTTTAATATTTTCCCATGTATTTTTTGAGCCTTCTTTTGTTGAATTCCAAAGTCCACTGAAAAATTCCTTGGTACCGTTCCACTTATTTTTAACCCATTCGGCTGCATTCCCAGGTGCTTCTTTCATCCATGTTCCAGCATTCGAAAAAGCCTCTTTTGTGCCATCCCACATGTTGCTGAAAAATTCCATTGTGGAATCCCAAGCTTTCACAACTGTTTCTGCGGCACTAGAAATAAATTCTTGTATATTTTTCCAAATATTTTTAACCGCTTCTCTAAAGTTTTCATTAGTTTTCCACAGATAACCAATGTAAACAATCAGACCAACAATTGCAGAAACAATGATGCCGATCCAATTTGCTTTCATAACAGTATTTAGAATTTTTTGAGCTGTTGTAACTCCCTCAGTAGCGGCACGCCAATTTTTATAGCCTTTTACTGCATCTTCGACTAAGCTATTTACCTTGTTGATTGTCATCATGGTACCGATACTTCCAGCAAGGCCTGCAAGTACAGGCGCAAAAGGTTCCAAGGTATCATATAACTCTTTGGCTGTTTTTATCATTGGCGGAATCATCTCGGCAAATTTAGATAAAGCTGCTTCCATTTTTGCCCCTTTGTCAGCAATGATTTCACTAATACTTCCAAAACCTGCGCTTTTTAATCCTTCGTCAATTTTAGTAACAACGTTAGCCACACCACGAACGATTGCAGTCTTCATGTTAGCTAAACCTGTTTTAATACCAGCGGTAGAATCTTTAGCAATCTGTTCTAATGATTTAAGACCGCCACCACCTTCTTTATTTAATCTGATTAAAGCATCTTGGAATTCTTCAACTGAAATTGAACCATCGGAGAGACCTTCTTTCATCTGACCAGCTGTTAATCCCATCTGTTTTGCTAAAGCGTTTAATGCTGGTCCTAAACCACTATTAATCATTGAATTCCAAGTTTGCGCATCTACTTTACCATTTGAGAACGATTGGGACAGCTGGATAATAGCATTGTCTACCATTTCAGCAGAACCACCAAAACCGAGAATACCGTTATTTAAAGCTGCGAAAATCTGTTCTGACTTCCCTAAATCGTTTGTAGACGAAGCGATTAATTGAACACCTTTAATAGCGCTATCTAACGGCGTAGGCAACCCTTGGATACTTTTCTTTAAGCTATCCATTGTTTTTGATGTTTCGCCAGCTGAAAAGCCCATATTTTCAAATACGCGATTTGCGTTGTTTAACGTATCTACACGATTGATAGCTCCGTCAATATTACTGGTAATCAGCCCAATTCCTTTTGAGATGATTTTAGTAGCTCCGCTGGCTAAAAAGTTACCAGCAAACGACGTCCATATGCTCCCAAGAGATCGGCCGCCTTTTTGTCCTGTTCTATCAACTTCAACATCAAAGCCTTGTAACTTTTTTACTGCTGAATTTAATCCTTGTGAAAAACCAGATTCATCCAGTATCATTTTTAAGACTAAGTCTTCATTGTTCAAAAAGTACCCCCTCCCTCTTAGAACATAGTATTTTCATCAAGATATTTGATATTTTCAAATTCGTCTACAGCATCTTTAAATGCATAAATTTTCAAAAGCTCGTTTAAATCTGTGTTTTCGATCTCATTTAAAGTCCACCCATTCTCAAGAAGCGAACTTTTTAGTTCTGCTTCTCGATATTGTGGCGTGTACTTAAAATGAGGATGATATAAAAGTTCCGTTACTTTTTTTTCTGTTCAGAATAAATTGCATCATAACCAGAAGTAACAGAACCTAACAATTGAGCTGTAATTTTCAATAATTCACGAGCATCCATACCGTCAATATATTCTTGTCCAGTAAACTGTTTTTCAAAAATAACGTCAGCAATAAAGTCATAGCATTCTCTTAAAATAGGACGAATTGCTTCCATATCATTTGTTTTTGTTGCTTCTTCTAACCTGATTTGTAAATCAGTCCCTGTATCCATGACTGAACCTGGTAAAAATTCTGCCGACGTGAATTGTTTTGTAGTATATTTGCTACCATCTTTAATCATTAATTTAATTTTTTGTTGAAATTTACTTGCCATTTTAATTCCTCCATATAAAATAGGACGACAAGGTCGTCCTAAACTGTTATTTTTAATCTGCTGTTGTTACATGTAATGTACATTCTGCGGTAAAGTTACCATCTTCTGTTGTGACTACGATTTTCGTTGTCCCTTCTCCTACAGCAGTAACCTTCCCTTGAATTGGTGTTACAGTTCCAATAGCCTCGCTTTCTGAACGGAACTGATATTTTTTATTTGAGGCGTTATCTGGTGTAATTGTCGGTGTTAAGGTTGCTGTTTGGCCAACTTTTAAATTTAACTCTGTTTGGTCTAAAGTTACACCAGTAACAGCAGTAGTATTTTCTTTACGTGGATCCATTACCTCAGTAAACCAGTTTTTAATCATTTCTAAGTCAACACCTTCATCGTCTTCATCCACGGAATACATATAACCCAACCCTGGAACATCAACGAAAGACCCCGTCCATTCTGGATGGGTATAAGATACTGAACTTCCTTCTAATGTAGATGTTTCATCAGATGTTAAAGCAAATTTTCCTTTATAGAAAATCGTATAGCGATATTTACCGTTCGATTTTCGGCGACGATAAGCAAATGCGCCATCTGATGCAATATCATCCGCAGACCGCAATACGCCACCCTTTAATTTTTTTCCCCCTGTAATTTCAGCTAAAACTTCATTTTGGTAGCCGTTTGTTTCTAAAGTAACTTCTGCACCACCAAATGCAACATACTGATCTTGAACTACACTATCGCCATAGTCAGGCGTTGTTTCTGTTGTAACATCTGGTTTGATACTTACAGCAGTACCGATTGTAATTGGCGCTCCGTAAACTGGAAAAGCGCCCGTTTCGTCTGTTAGTGGGAACCACGTTGGCTTCTCTACAGAAATGACACTTACATTTTTCTTTTTTGCCATCTATTTTTCACTCCATTCAATTAATTGTGGGAACGCAACATTAAAATTGATATGTTGAATTCCGTCTGTTTTAAACGTTTGATAATCTTCTGGAAACAATTCGTTTCCGTCCAAATTCAACACATTAAAAAAAGCCCCACAGCTTTCTGTTAGGCTTGTTACTAATTGTTTATCTTTCTTACTATCAACCAGTGCAATATCAACATTGTATGCTTTATTTTGAACGTTTTGACCTACATTATCAGTCAGACTCTCTTCAAGACTTAACACAAAATAAAACGGTTCTGACGATTGCATTACATCATCAAGATAGATAGGCGCATTCGAGAACTGTTTTATTGTGTCAGTAAGCATTTTTAAAATTTTATCGTACATATCTATCCTTTCTTAACAATGATAATCGCCATTTGTTTAAATCGTTTCGGAATATATGTTGCATTAGCTAATTTATTAGATTTTTGCAACATAAATCTGCCTTTAACAAATCCGCCATTTTTTGTTCGGTGGCCATCGTTTACATATCTAAAGTATTTTTCATTATTAATCAATGCTCCCACGATACGGCCACTAGACAACTTTCTAGCTTTAATGAGTCGATAGCCTCGTCTTAAATCACCCGATTTAATTGGTGTCATAGGTACAATTAACTGATAAATTTTAGCTAACGAATCATTCACCATTGCAGCACCTTCTTTTTCAGCAATGGGTGTCATTTTCTTTAAATTTGCAATAACTTTATCAGCATTTGATTTCATTCTAAGATCGCTTTTACTCATCAATTGCACTTCCTGATAGCACTACTTCTATATGGCTTGGATAATAAAAAGGTTTTTTTTAAAATAACACATGTTTTTGACCTGTACCTTGAGTAATAGTTATTCTATCTCCTTTTTTAACTTTTATATTAGGTTCTAAAAAAAGTTTTTGTTCTTCATAAGAGATATTAAACGCTTCTTTGTTTTCTATTACAGGTAAGTTTCCCATACTTCCTTGAGAGAAAGCACAGGGTAACTTGCCATCATGAATTGGAAAATAAACTTGTTCAGTAATTCCGCTTTCCACATTTTCAATATCACTTATTCGCTCAATAACACAGGTATCAAAATAAGTAGCTGCTAAAACTTCTGCTTCATTCAATAGAAAAACACCCCGCTATCACAGCCAAAAATACGTTTAATGGCACTGCTATAGTTCTTCATGAGTGATTGTATGTCTTTTGATTCAACTACATAACTAATTGATGTATCACCACGTTTTACACTAGCTACAGACTTATCTATTTCGTTTTTTAAAGCTTTATAGATAACCTCAATTATAAGTGGTTCAAACTCGTCCCAAGCAATATCAATTTTACAAGTATTGTAAGAACTGATTTCAAAGATAACAAGGTTTAAAACAGACAAAATCCTATCTTCAGAAGCGTTAGGTAGCATCAATTGAATTTTCTCAACGATTTCTTCTTTTTTTTCATCAACCATAAAGCATCATTACCTAAACTTTAAAAGTATCTGCAGCACGTTCTAATATTTCAATAGCTTCTTTATCGTCTTCTGAAACTATAAATTCATTATTTTCGTTTGCTGTGATAAATTTTTTTGTTTTAGGATGCATAAAGCCCACAAAGTTTTTCTTGTCAAGCACACGATAAGTTACTTCTTTTTTTGCTGTTGCCATTTTTAATTTCCTCCTTTGTTATTATATTTTAGGCTTTCAAATTCAAGATTGCTCCAGAATTAGAAGCTTTGTATTCAATTGAATACTCACCAACTAATCCAATCCGTCTTGAATCTGTTGTTTTTGCTAATTCTTCCGCACGCCATTCACGTAATGGACGTAATTTTACATAATTAGTATCAATAGCTGCGATTGTTCCATTAGGTAAATTAGGTTCAATTAACGCAATTCCTGAACCGTAATTTGAGACAATATTTCCAAGTTGCAATCCAAAAGTAAGTTTATCGCCAAATTGCACAATTTTTGTTGATTTTTCATCCAACTGATCAGTCATTAAGTCTTGCATATCAGGTGCTACTAAACATAATTTTTCGCCCATGTATCCTTTTTGGAACATTGTTTTAAATAAGGCATCAATATCTTTTCTTGTTACTGCCCCCGCAGCTGCTGTTTCGACTTTATTCGTTGAGCTAATCAAATTTAAAATTCCGTTCATTTGACGACCTTTAGAACCAGATTCATCAGCCTTTACACCAACAATCAATTTACGATTTAAGTCAATTTTCATTTCTGTAGCACGAAGAGCTACTTGGCTATTCAATTCATTTCCTACACCATCTACATTAATAGCATCTAATGTGCCAGATACAGAAGTTGATTTTCTGAAAATTTCAGTATAGTTGTTAAACCATGTACGATCAGATTCCGCATCTGCGTATTCTCCGCCTTCTAATTGAGCAGATGAATCATCATTATTCATGCCATATTCTCGCCATTTAATCTCAGTTGACTTGGCAGCTTCAACTTTGCCTGCGCCTAACAAATAGCTTAAAAATGGTGTGTTTGGAACTTGTAATGCGTTAACTTCCTGTGAAATATCTAAATACTCAAGATTATTTAATGAACTTTTTTTCATTTGTAGTTTCCTCCTAATCGATAAATGCTTGTAATTTTTGTCCTAATGCTGCCTCTGGATTTTCAAACGATTTTGTTTGATTACCAGTTCCCATGTTGGTTTGTTGCGATTTATTACCAAAAGCTTTAGTCATTTCTACATTTTTAATAGCTTCTGCATGCTTATCATTTATTGCTTCCAAAAGTTCTGTAAAACCTTCTACAGCCTTCTTAGTAAATTCAGTATCTGAACTAACAAGATTATTTAACATAAATTGAGAAATAGAATCTTTCAAATCTCCATCCCAATCTAAGCCAGCAATTTTTTCTGCAACAAAAGCTTTATTATCACTAGTCACACGTAATGCCTTTTCAGCTTCAAATTCAGCCTGTAATTCTTCTAATTTAATTTGTTCAGGAGTTTTATTTTTCTTAGATTCTTCATACTCCTTGATTGTTGTTTCCTTGATTTTTTCAAGATTATTTTGTTTCCAAGCTTCTAATTGTTTATCTGCAGCTGATTGTGACTGTGATTGTACAAATTTTTGTGCTTCTTCATTTGATTCTACAAATGCCTTAAAATCATCGAAAGTGAAGTCTGTAACACCTTCTCCTTCAGCAAACATTTGTAAATCCATTGGTAATAGGTTTGGTTTCATTTTGTTTCTCCTTTCGCCCCACGATTCGACTAATCGCCCCGCATTGCTTTAGATTTATTTATTGCGCCCCACCATTCAATTAAGCCCAGCATTGCGCTAGTTTAACGTCATTTCGGACAAAATAAAAAGCCTAACTTTCGTCAGACTTTAATTGCTTTTCTTCTCTTAGTAAATACTCTTCATAATCTGCATCTAAGTAATCATAGGGATCCATCTAATCACTTCCAATTCTTATGGACCAGTTCAGCACCTAACATTTGATAATCAGTGACAGCATCTTTTACGTTTTGCAGAGTCCTAGACACAATCGAAATAGTTAATTTACTTTTTTTACCTGGTAACGAATACAAAATATCAACGTGACAATAATTACCACCCCAAACTGATTTAAGCTCATCTTTGACGATATTACCGTTGCCATCTCTCAAAGTGTGTTTGGTTAAGTATCGTTCGTTTTCTTGTTCAAAAGCTTTTTTATAGGCTTTTTCTGTACCGTTGGAAACATCTAGATTCAACACTGCTTCGAATAATCCTTTCATTGCTATCATCCTCTCCTATTTAATTTTATTCCCCAATTATTATTAGCGAATTCATCCAATAAATCACCGAACATTTCTTCATACAATTTATCTATATCATCACTAATTTCAGGGATAATTGGTATTTCAGTACAACGGCAACGTCCATGATACGGTGGATGCCAATCATCTTTAATCTCTTTTCCATGACGTCCACCACAAATAGAACAAACACGCTCATCTTCTGCCGACCAGCTTTGTGTTTGCTTAACACCTACATCCTTTAGCGATTTTCTTACACCTTCTACAGCAAAATGTGAATATTCCGTTCTAACAAGATTTTCAATCGAACGATTAAACTTTCCTTGTTCCAACTTAAACATACCGCTAATAACACCATCGTTTTTCATCGTTCTAAGAGCTTCCACAACCCCTTCACCACTTGCCAATGAATTAATAATGGAATTGCTCAAACGTTGCTCTAGGGTTGATATATTGCCCCATAAACGAGATGAAAATGTTTTTCCGCTCCACGGATAGTTCATGATGTTTTCTAGTTCATTCTTAGTTAAACCAGGTGCTGAACCGCCTAATAATTGTATCAACGTATTAGAATTAGAATTGTAGATTCGTTTTGTGATATTCTCTAAGTCGTTATTAAATTTACCGTTAACATCACTAGCTATTGCTTCACCTGCAAGGGTAGAAAAAATGTCTGCTCGTAATTGTAATAGACGATTGACTTTTACATAGTCGTAAGATGGGAAATACTCATCTATGAATTGCTTATAAGCTTCGTCAGACTCCATCAACTTTTCATAGTTTTTCTCAATATATTTACGATACTTTTCTTGGTCTCGTTTGCTAAAGTCTTCTAGCATTTCACTTTGAGTGATATCGTGTAAATCAGCTTGTGACAATAACTGTCTTTGAATTTTAACTAAAGCACGTTCGAAAACAGATTCTAGTTCACTAAGAGTTTTCTTTTCCAGTTTCAAGCGTGCTTTGTCTTCTAATTCACGACGTTTTTCCCAGTAGCGTTCACTAACTGTTGTTTTCTTCTTCGTCATTATCCGCACCACCTAGTTTGTAGTCACCACTAGGATAATCTTGACCTTGTTCTAAATTCATCAAGTCCATTTCATAATCTGGGTCTTTAGCAAATGGAATCTGATTAATAATTGTTCGTTTAGATAGAAACGGCGAAAGTTTTGGCAATGCATCAGCAAGATAGCCAATATCTGTTGGCAAACTGCGACTGAATGTAAACACAATTTTAGACACATCTAAATCAAGCTTATCGTTAAATTTAATGAAAGCTGCCATCGTTTCAGCGACTTCTTTTAAACCTTCCCTGAAATACTGCTCTTTTGTATTTGTTTTTGCTTCTAAGGCAATAATTTGCCATTTACGAGCTTCACCAGAAGCGTTTGATTTAAATACCTCATCATTAAAATCAATTGATTTTGTGATTGTATAGAACATTTTTTTTAGCTGGTTTAGATGATACTCGTTGAAATCTTTATTAATATCTTTCGTTACATACCCAACCTTAGCTTGTGGATCTGGTAAGTTAAGGATGCCTAATTGATCCATCATTCTTTGTGCTTTTTCTTCATCTAATATTGAGCCGCTAATGGCCATGTAAGCAAGTTTAAACTGTTCAACTTCGTTTTGTTGGTCTGATAAGCTTCTATCAAATGCATCAGAAAGTTCTTCCGCCACTTCAAAATCGCAATAACGATTCGTATTATTTTTAAATTCTGATAAGTAAAACGTTTCTAGCGGGTTTTCTACTTCCTCAATCAATTTAAATGTTCCAGATGTACCGACTAAATTAAATTCAATGTATCTGCTATATATGCGTATTCTTTCTTTAGTAATGACTTTCATTTCTTCAAAAAATTTTTTTTGGTGTGTGTCGTATTTTTCACGAATAAAGATATCTGCATTTTCGTATTTTTCAGCTTTCCATGGTTCGATATTGCTCGCCCATAATTGCCAACCTTCCTTGGTTTTAACAGGTTCTAACAAACGAAAAGCAACACCACAAGCTCCTTGAAACCGTGCTGTGTCAGAATCAAGCATGGCAAACCGCATATCATTCACTAACTCTGTCAGCCGTTCGAACTCTTTTGGTGTTTTGGTATTTTTTAATGTATTATTCAAAAATAAATCTTTAGCACGTTGCATAATTGATCGTCTCTGCTCTGTAATATCGTAATCCCACTTAATTGGAATACCTGTGAAATGGTCCGCTGCTTGATCGACAATAGTATTGTATAAACCAGCATGAAGTTTATTATTCACTTTTATAATCTTTGTGTTTGGTTTAGGTCTTCTATCGATCTCATTTTGTTCGCTTGTATAAGCTTTGTATTTGCGCTCTCTATCATCAAAAAATGGCTTCATTTCAGTAATAAAATCATTAGGATCGAAAACTTCTTCATTAATTTGTGTAGAATATTTTGTTCGCAATCTTTTATACCGCTTTAAACTTAAATTGTTTTGAAACATTTTCACACCTCCTAATATTGGATAAATCTAACTTGGTTATCATTTGCTAATGTTTCTACAATGCCTGTTACAGCATCTGGTGCATCATCGTGTTTGTTTTTACCTTCCCTTTGGTAGGTCGTCATAGCTTCATAAAATTCTGGCCATCTTATTTTCCAATCTGATGGGAAATACACATTATTTTCTACAAGTGCCGAATTAGAAAGAATACGTGATTGTTTATTTGCCGATTGATGAAACGGCTCGTAATAAGCACCACGATATCCTCGTTCTTTAACAATTCTTTCTGAATTACGAGAAAAACCACGCCCACCAGAGTTAGACTCAATGCGGACATGGTTTACTTGGTTATTTTTAATTTGTTCAGCGTGTGCTGTTTCCGTTTGTTCCATTGGTTCTTTTGTAAATAGAACATCCAATACTTCTGCTTTATGATCTTCTGTCTCACCAAAAACAATTGAACAAAGATTATCAGCACCAGTGTCTGCTGTATCGGTATAATTCCATATTTTAATGTATTTAGAGCGTGTTTCATATGTTGAAAATTTTTGATACAAACGCCCTTTTAAATCAATCGGTTCTTGTTGATAGTTAGCAGAAGCAATATCTGCACCCATTGTTTTCTTTTTTCGGAAATATTCTTCTTTAGAAAGAACTTGTTCACAAAGCATCGTGTCTGTTTTTTCATCATATGCTTTCATGCTAATATGCTTTACTTTATAACCAGATTGAGGTAACTCCTTTAAAGCTTTTCCTGCTAAATCATTAGAATGCCACCTAGTCATGATGATTATAATTTTACCACCTGTTTCTAAACGAGAAAGCATAGTATTGATAAACCAATCCCAGTGCTTCTCTAAAACCATAGCATTATTTGCTTCTTCGGCATTTTTAATTAAATCATCAATGATAATAATGTCTGCACCAAAACCTGTAGCTGTTCCTGTTGGAGATGTCGCTAAATAATTATTGTACCCATCTTTCAAGCTCCACAAATTCATAGCGCCATCGCCTGATTTTATTTCTACACCAGGGAATACATCTGAAAATACTATCCTGCCTTCATCAGCTTTAATTTCCTGAATAGCATTCCTCACACCTTTAGAAAATGTTGTAGATAATGTTTCGTTATACGAACCCGTCATTATCTTTTTTTGATTGTCATTTCCTAATAACCATTCTACGAATTTACCAGCAGTTCTTGATTTTCCATGTCTAGGTGGTTCATTGATAACTAGAACGTTATCGTCGCTATCATAAATGAATTCTTGTAAATCATCGCATAATTCTTTTAAGTACACTCTATCTTGTTTGTAAAAGTCAGATGCCGTCAATTTGCAATAGTCCCAAAAATAACGACGGGATAATTCTAACTTTGCACCTAAAACGATTTTATCCATCATCTTTAGCTAACCTTCTTAATTCTTCTTCAGATAAGTTAGTGAACGGATTGCTAACAGACATTTCGCCAGAAATTTGAGTTTCTTTTCGATCTCGCCATTCGTCTGGCTTTCTGTTTTTCAACCAGAAAATAGCCGCAGTTGGATTAGGAGCTACTTGTTTTGTAACCTTTTTTGTAATCTCCATACCGTTTTCTGTCAGTTCTTCTGTAACTTCGGTGTATTCGTAGCCTGTAGCACTCTTAAACAATGCATTCTCCACTTGGCGATCGACAACTTCTTTCCCTTTTTTAAGGGCGGAAGAAATGGAAGAAAATTTCTTTTTCCAATCGGTAAATGTTCGTTCGGATACTCCGATATTCTGGGCTATCTGCTTATCGATGAGGCCATCTCGTGCCCATCCTTCGATTTTGATTAACCCTTCATCGGTTAGCCACTCTGTGTACTTTGCCATGACCTCACCGCCTTTCTGTATCAATATAAGCTAAATTAATCTTTTTAACGTTTTAAACGTATCACTTAGTAACCACATGTTGTAAATTTGCGAACAATCTTTTAAAAACGTAGTGCTATTTTTTACCCCACGTTTGTCTTCGTAATAGACTTTAATCTCGTTTTCTGTGATGGTAACAGAGGTTACACCGTCCTCAATGTGTTCGGCTTTCTTTGTTCCTTCTTCGTTCAATCGCATTGCATATTGTAAAATCATAACTATTCTTCCTTTCTGTCTAATAATTTATCATTTCATGTACTTCTCTATATTCTCTTGTATATGCTTATCTTTCCAACTACCATAACCACAATAAACTAGCTTGCACGCATCAATTTCCTTCGGTGTGGCTTCTCTCGTCATTTCAACAATTGAA